CCTGCACAGCGTCTTGAGGTACGGCCGGTCCTCGCGGTAGAAGTCCGGCGCCATCAGCTTGCAGAACGACCAGAAATCACGCCGGGCAAGCTCAAGGCGAGCCGCGCGGCGGATGCGCCCGTCAACCATCGTCAGCCAGCTTCCGCAGCTCCTCGGTGGTCAGACCGGCGAGCGGGTTCTCCACCTCGAGAGTGCCGGAGTGCTCGATCTGCTGCTTGTCGCGCCACCTGTCCGGTCTGCGGTTCTTCAGCCAGAAGATCTGCGCGGTCGTGTCCGGCGGAATGTGCTTGACCGTCTGCACGGTCTTGATGCTCTTCTTTCCGCCATCCTGACTGCGCTCTACGCGCTCCTCGGTGTAGTCGTAGCCGAGTGCACGCTTGAGTAAAGCGTTCTCAACTTCGATGTCTACGACCTCTTTTCCCCTTTTTAGGGCCTCCGAAAACTCCGAGTATTTGTTTTTCCAGTCGTACAGCGTGCTGGTCGTAATGCCGATCCTGGCTGCGATCTGCTCATCTGTCAGACCATCCCTTGCCCACGCTTCCAGACGGGTGATGCCGTCCGGCGTAAGCCATTCCTGATATTTGCCTTTTGCCATTCTGCACCGTCCTTTCTGAAATCCGGGCACGAAAAAGCACCCTTGT